ACGATGGATTCCAGTTGAACTGTCATAGGTTGCAGTGAGTAAGTGCCAAGCACCTGTAGCAATGTCAACATCACTGGTTTCCCTGGATGAATTGTCGACAATAAGCTTAATCGACCCGCTACTATCTAACCTGATTTTGTAATAAGAGTAGCTTCCTGATGATGAAATATCAACAATGGTATCATCGTCGCCTTCACTTTCGCGACGTATCCAAGCTGAAAATGTGAAATCGTCACCAGCTGTATGAATGTCGTCTCTGATATCATCCGGCAATTCGATATTATTCTCGTCGCCTTCCTCAAAGTCAAACGAGGCGTTCGTTGCATCGGAGGTTACTTTGTAGTTCGCTGTGTCGTCCACAGTATCCGTGTTGGCCGTTGATGTGTCTCCAGCATATAATACGGCATCGTAAGTTCCAGCATCGTCAGAGACCGCAGAGGACGCTCCTGCGTCGTTGCAGCCGTACCGTGCGACCACCGTGCCAAGTGCCTCGCCATCAGGCACGATGGTTGCCGTGTCATCGTCCTCTAACTTATAATGTGCCACTGCATCAGCATAACTGGACAAACCCGACCCGTCGGGTTGTGTGCCGCCGTCATCCTCTATGCTGGTGATCTCCACCTCGCCGACAGCTTCGTTACCGGTGACAGTGAACTCGATTATAATGTCCGACGAGTCTTTGCTGCTCTTGTAGCTGACGCGATAGAAGACATCATCCAGGTCTTCATTACCGGTTATATCGAAGTTTCGCTTTGCACCATCTTTCGACTTTAATTCCCGCACTTCGTGCCAATTGTTTCCGTAATCAAAGCTGCGGTCTACAGTTACTTCTCCACACCATATCCCGTCGGTTAGAACCCGCCAGTCTCCCTTGATACGAAATTTCGGGCTGACGTATGTCGAACCGGAGGTGGCATTTTGTTTATAATAATTCAATAGAGAGCTTGTCACTTGGTTAGTGACCTGGTATCTGCTGCCAACGATACCTGCCTCGAATATCTGTTCATTAGTCAATGCGATTGAAACCGGTGCGCCTCGCTCTATGTAATCGTCGTAATAGTAAAGCGGACCAGCCGAATTATCCTTGAATCCGTAGACATACCAGTAGGTGTTCGTCTCTCCAACCTCGTCTCCAACCGGCGGAGTGGGAGTGCCCCAGTCGCTCTCTGCGGGGTAGTTCGTGGCCACATCAGCGGTGTGAGCGGCGATGCAGGTCAGGTACCATCGGTCATCAGTGTGGCCCGTTTCGCCGACGATATAAACCATGTCGCCCACTTCGTACTCCGTTGTGTCCGTCCAGATCGTCACATCGTTTGGCTCAAAAGTGCATGACATTTTATTGTTCGTTGTGTTCGTGTTACGATAGGGGATATGAGTCCAGTCCACGACGGCCATCGTCCAGCTTGTATCCCCCTCTCTGGATAGCTTATAAACAGGATAGTCGGGGTGGATGAAGAATTTCACATCGTTGCTGTGAACATACTTAAGTGCGTCCAAGTCTGATTCTTTGTAAGGTGAAACAATCTCGTAGGGGCTTCCGCCGCTGTCAATCTGCTCACCGTTACTGTAGAACCGGATGTAAAAATCGCCCATCTCCAGGATGTATGCCTCGTCCTGACTGGCTACAAAGGGGACCAGGATGGCGGCTCCGTCTGATTTAGTCGACGCGATATAAGATGTCCCCGGTCTGCGGGTCAGGCCCCCCTGCGGCAGAACCAGAAAGTTCTCAACTACCTGGAACCCAGAGTAGTATTTGTCAAAGTCAGTCCGTGCCTTCATTAATGGGGATATTTCACCGCCATTAACCCTGTTAAAGATACCCTGTTCTCCGAATGCCAGTGCCGACAACAGTAGCAGAATTAGGATTAGTTTCTTCATCGTTCTATGATCCTCGGTAGGGTGTAGTCGGTTTCGTAGCTGGCTCGTGCTGGCTGTTGGTATTGACGTCCCAAGCCCCGTTGGCTGCCTTGGCGTTATCGAGGGCTTCCTGGTAGGCCATCATGATCTTGTTCTTGAGCCCTCCCTTATCCTGCTTCAGTGGTTCGACCAGAGTCAGGGCGATGCGGCAGGCGACCAGCCATCTGAACCATGCGGGCCACAGGGCCACATCAGTAACGATGTAAATGTACTTAACAAAGACGCTTGTTTCATTACTGGCAATGACCGGGGTCAAGGTGGACCCGTCGACATGCAACTCTCGCCTGTAGGGGTACTGAGTCCTGTCGCCGTTCTCGTCGACCACAGCGATGAACCTGGCACACGAGGTCGGCATAGCGTAGTAGTAGTCATAAGTGCCGTTGGCAGGGTTGGCTGTGTGGGCCGTCAGTGCTTCTGTGCGGACGGTGGCGAAGACCCAGTCGATGGGGAGTTCGTAGCACTCGTCCCGCTTCTGCTCAGCGATCAGGTTAGCCAGTTCGGCGGATTTACCGCTTCCGCTGATAGATGATATTCGCTTGGCCCCTGTTAACATCAGAGCCAGATTCACAACGCCGGTTAGGTCTGTAATTGCCATTGTGTTACTCCGTTAAATTCGGGCCTGAACCCAAAGGCCCAGACCCATAAACCAGAAACCACGGCTTTTGGTTGGTTATCCGCCGTCTGCCCAAGTTCCGCACATATCAGTGATATACCACCCAACAGCGGAGCCGTAAGACAAAGTCACATAATCACCTTGGTCGGCAGTCGCTTTTGTGTTCGTTATCTTGTCGCCGTCATCCAATGCGACAAATCCACAGCCGCCAAGAATCTTGTCGGAAGAATTCACATCTACATGGATCGCAGCTGTGCCATCTGGTGCAATGTTCATAATAGTGTAAGTTTCCCCTGTCCCGACGGCTGGCAGTGAAATTACCACTGCATCCGTGTCAACGAGGATTATGCGACCTACATCATTCGGATCCAATGCTGTATAGTTGGCAGACTTCGTGACCGTCACTCTGTCGTCGGGATACAAAGGCCCCTTGTAGGTCGTTCCAGCGGCAGATGATGTCAGTGTCAGGGTCTTCATCTTAAACAGACCCATAAACTTATAATCATCATCCACAACTGTCTGGGCGGCTATTGCCACCATCGCCATGAGTGAGACGATCACAAACATTGTTATGATTCGTTTCATTGTTCGTATCTCCTAATGAGATTTTATTTCAATTAAGGCCCAGAGCCGAAGCCCCGGGCCACTGTGATGATGGTTATGTCCCTGCGGCGGTCCGAGGTGTCATGTGCGGTTCCGGTGCATCTGACAGGTATGCACAGAATGTTGCCGTCGTGTTAGTGATAGTAAACTCGAGACCGAGATACCGTTTGTATTTGACCGCCGGGATCGGAATGTTAATGATGCATCCATCGGCAGCGGCAGCGAGGATCAGGTCTTCGTCTGCAAATGTGTGCCGAAGAAGTACAATCGGGCTGGTGTCGAGAGCCGCAGCTTCATCAGTTACCAGGTCGACGACGATTGTGCCTGCTGTTGCTGCAGTCGTCACTTTTACGATTAGCCAGACAGGTTTCCCTCCGCCATTTAGGTTAATGGTTGACGGGCTGTCTGCACCAATCAAATCGATAACATTTGTAGCATCGGCATTACCTGATACCGCTTGCGTCAGATCACCGCTCGCGTGGGTGAAACAATTGTTAATGTCTAACATTTTAATTCTCCTAATTAAAGGATTCTTGTTTTTGGTTATACGCTGTGGAAGCCGTCCTATGCGATTCTTTCCTGAGTATTAGAAATCTGAGCAACCTCACGGACAGGCATACCCCAGAACCGGATTACCTTCTTGGCGAAGGGTCCTTCACCTTCAGTCGCCTGGCTGTAGTTGGCGTTGCCCTTTTCATTCGCCCGTTTCTGGATCTGAGCAAAGACGGTCCGGTTGCAGTAAATCACCGCACCCTTGCCGTTGTACTCAAGATCATTATAGGCGTCGATCAGGACATCCTCATCAAAGCTGAAGTTATCCACACCGTCGATGCCAACCGTAGCGATGTTCACGATACGCTTGATACAGCGAGGGTCGTGGATGAACAGGCCGAAGTGAATCTCGAACCAGGTCTGGTACGCGGGGTACTTCTTGGTCGAGGCGTTCGCGTCGGTGATCATCTGCTTGCCGTAGTCGTCCATCTTGACCGGGTTCGCTCCACCCTTGGCAGCGTCGTTGCGAGGATAGATCATGTTGACCATCTTCGCCCCCCACTGGATGATGTAGATGGAAGTCTGTGTCGAATTATTCTCACAGTTTCCACCTGCATTGTCGTATGTGTAATCCGACGCCAGAGAGTTGTAATCCGAGCGGGTGTTGATGCCGTTAATACGAAGCGGATTTGCGCTGCGGTCGCCGTCGAACATGCGAGAAGCCAGAGTCTTGGACATACCGTCCAGGAAGAATGCGTCCTCTTGACTGCGAGCGCCGGCGGGGTCTGGAGTGTGGCGTATCTTTGCCACATCAACCTCACTCAAACCGTCGAGCATACAAGTCGGCTCTGTGACCTTCTCGGTGATACCGGCTTCTTTTGAGACACCTTGGTCATACGCACGTTCAGAACCTGCCGGCTCAGAAACCCGTCGGGTGTCTTCGTGGTAGGTGCCGTTGTTGCACTGCATCCAAGTTGCGTCCTCAATAATACTGTTGACCTGACTGAGAGTGTTGATAATGTCGGCGAGACGACCGTTGGGGTCTTCACGACGAACCAACTCAGCCAGCGTCAATGTTGATCCTAAGCTAATAGTTGCCATGTTAATTCTCCTAACAAATTTACGATTCTTGTTTGCTTCGGAGGTAGTCTGGCAACATTGTCAGGCCTCCTGACACTTGCGGCGGTTTAGGCCGCCCGGTTCTTTTCCGGGTAAGCATCAGGCCCTTGCGGGTAGTCTGAGGTGTTCAGTTTTCAATTGCTGAGTGGGACCATAATGTCCTTGTTCCACAGCAGCGGTTTAGCTTCGTTCTTGACTTGTAATCGGACCATGTTAACGCCCGGCTTGTCAATGTGAAGCATATTCATCCAGTCCTTCGGAACAGCGTCCAATGTTTCCTGGGTAACAGTTACTTTACCCTCTGCGGTCGCGTCGCACAAGACTAAAAATAATATTTTGAAGATTTCTTCAGCTGTCATTATTTTCCCTTCTCCCAGAGATCTGGGCTATTTGGGTATTCCTTCTTGGCCGCGACGCGTTTCATCATCTTTTCCAGATCCTTACCCCGCGTCTTGACCTCTCGATACCACTCCGAATCAACCATCTCTTTGGCTGCTGTCTTATAGTCTTTCTTGTCCAGAGCATCTTTGAATTTCACAAACTTGGCAAGGCTGCCTTCACCCATCATTGCCATATCGATCAGGATGCTCTGGACGTCGTCCGGGTGGTCATCGAACGGGGTTGGCTTCTGCTTGGCCTTGCCGTCCTTGTCGACCGCCTGCTTGTCGGTGAACCGCTTGGCCACATCAGTGACCTCATTAAAGGTTTGCTCGAACAATGTGTCGATCTGCTCGTCCGATAACCTGTCCTTCCCACTGCGGACACGGTCATAGTTGCCGCCAATAGCCTCAATTCGCTCTCGTGCATCCTTCCGGTCGAGGTTAAAACCAACACCAACAGTTGGATGCTTCTTTGTATCCAGGTAGGCATACGGCTCGCGGCCCTCATGCTGAGCGACCATCTTCTTGGTCTTTTCCTTATCGAAGGCACCGGCAGACATGGTTGGCAGGGCTGATGCGAGTTGTAGTATGCCATTTTGCATAGGTTACTCCTTGGGCCACAGTTCCGGGCTATTTGGGTATTGCCGCATGGCCTGCGCCCTTGGACTGTCATCACCGGCGTTCGGGCCGCCATTACTGCTTGGCAGGACTGTGCCTGATTTCATCGCCTTGCCAATGTTACCCCAGATATGAAGCTGGCTTGGGGTAATACCGGCCTTTCGCCATTTGTCAAGGTTCGCCGGGTCGCTGAACACGCCGGCGTTCTTGAGAACGTCCTTGAGTTCGTCGTCACAGAATGCGTTAATCGCATTAAATGCTATTCTGGGGTTCTCAATGATCGCATCGCCCTTCCAGGCATCCTTCAGGGCCGCCACCTCACTCTGATACGCGGTATCTATCGCCTTCTGGTACTCTGCTGCCTCGGCGACGCGAGCTTGCTTGTACGCCTCAAACAGCTTAGATCCACCTTCTGTGCTGACACCTGCGTCCTTAAATGCTTCCTTCCACATTGTTTCTTCGGCTTCACTGATTTCCAGTCCTTCAGGAATGCCCTCTTTGTCGAAGATGTATCCATCTGGGTCCTCCGGGACACCGTTGGCGGCATTCAGGGCCGCCCTGTATTCGGCTCTCTGCTCGTCAGTGGCATTCTCACCGGGTTTCTGGATAACATTCTCCATCTTTTTTCCAACCATTGTCTTGGTATCAGCGTACATCTTGCCGAGCGTTCCAAGGTTATTGACGCCCTCGAAGCCCTTGAAGTCCGCGTGATCGTCACCGAATTCAGAGGACAGCGCTGCCTTGCCTGCGTCAGTGAAGTTGCCTTCACCATCAATCATCATGTTTTCTTCTGACATTGTTTCATACTCCTAATGGGTCATTGTTTTCTGGTTCTGGTTCTTCATATGCGGCGGCCGCTTGTGCCTCCAGCGTGATCAAGGCCAGCGGGTCATTAAGTCCCGCCCTTACCTTGATATACTTAATCAAATCGTTGAGCATACAGATGCCCATCGCGGTCTCCGGGCTGAGGACGGGTTTGACCTCGATCCATGCCTCGATGTCCGCCAGCACCCTGCGGCCACCTTCGGTCGCATAGAATGCCTGGAAGTAATCAAGTTGTGTTGTCTTTTCAGCCATTCGCTTTAGAATCCTGGGACAACGATAGATTCATCCCATTCTGGGTTTACAGTGTCACGGCCCAGCCGTGTCAAGAATACGACCGCACGGGCTTTCTGAGCCTCCGTGATGCCTTTTCGCCAGCCACCTTTTATTTTCACCGGCCCGCCAGTCTTGTGGTCAACCAGAAAATGACCGCTGACTGGGTCTTTCTTGGCTCCGCCCTTTTTGACATAGCGACGAATCTCCCGCTCAATGCAGATGCGATCGTCGTCGGTGTACTCTGAGGTGTCTTTGACGACCGCTACAGCCAGATCAGTGGCCATCTTTGCGTCGGGGCGGATAATCAGGCCGTTCGCGTCCTTCTTGACCGCTGTCGGGATGCCCTTGGGTGCTTTGAGCTTAGCGTTCTCCTCGCGGAGGTTGGCCAGCTCAGCATCCTTCGTGGCTTGGGCCAGTGTGGGCTGGGACTCATCCACGACGTCCACTTCCTG